TGTAACAGACGCGGACCACGGAGCATTGATTGGTGACTTTGTTACTATATCTAGTGTCAGTGGTGCAGTCGGTGGTTTAACACAAGCTAACTTACAAGGTGAGTTCGAAATATTAACGGTGCCTAGTTCTAGTACATATACTATAGAGGCGCCAGCTAATGCTTCTGCGTCCGCGACCACCGGAACAGCAACAGCAACCTATCAAATAAATACAGGAGCAGCGGTAGCACTTTTTGGTTATGGTTGGGGTGCAGGCACATGGAGTTCAAGCACATGGGATACAACTCGTCAAGGTCTAACTGGTGGTGAAGGTGTTTTACTTCAATCTGGAAAATGGGCTTTAGATAACTGGGGTGAAGATGTTTTAACATTACAGTTTGATGGTGGACTATTTTATTGGGACACGTCAGCAGGATTATCCAGTAACTTAGCTTCTACAACAGAAGTAAGCGGTTCACCTACTAAATCAAGATTTATGTTAGTCTCTGGTGATGATAGACACGTTATTTGTTTTGGTACAGAGACAACAATAGGATCAACATCAACACAAGATAATATGTTTATTCGTTGGTCTTCACAAGAATCAACAAGCACATGGACACCAACGGCAACTAATACAGCGGGATCAAAAAGATTAACAGATGGAAATTTAATACAAACTGCTGTTCGATCAAGGGGTGCGGTAATGGTATGGACAGATACTGCATTATATCAAATGCAGTTTATTGGTGCACCTTTTACTTTTGGATTTAAACAAGTTGGTTCTAAATGTGGTGCTGTAGGAATACATGCGGCAGTTGATGTATCTGGTACAGCATTTTGGATGAGCGATGAGTCATTCTTTATGTTTGATGGTGCAGTAAAAAAAATACCTTGCACAGTACAAGATCATGTATTTGATGACATCAACGCTAATGCAAAACAAGATATATTTTGTGCGGCAAATTCAGACTTTAATGAAGTTATGTGGTTTTATCCATCAAGTGGATCTGATCAAATAGATAAAGTTGTTATATATAATTATGCAGAAAACTTATGGTATGTTGGCACATTAGCAAGAAGCTCATGGGCAGACAGTGGTGTGTATCCTGTGCCTTATGCGGCTGAGTTTGATTCTACAGATACTACAGCTAGTATCTCTACAATCAATGGACTCAAAGCAGGTAGAACTTTTGTGTATTTACATGAGACAGGTGTAAATGATGATGGTGCGGCTATGGCAAATCATATTGAATCTGGTGATATAGATATACAAGACGGTGAGCAGTTTATGTCTATTGCACGTTTTGTACCAGACTTTAAAAATCAAACAGGCGCTGTAGATATGACAATGAAGACTAGACCTTTTCCAACAGCTTCACAAAAAACACATGGTCCTTTTGAAATTACAACAAGCACAACAAAAAAAGATACACGAATACGTGGTAGACAAATAGCTGTAAGAATATCAAGCGATGCTATTGACGATAAATGGCGATATGGTACTCTTAGATTAGATATGAAACCAGACGGAATGAGAGGCGGGTAATGGCGTTAGATGATTTAGTTGGAAGTAATATAAATAATACTCAGTTTATAGATCCGGGAGTTGGGCAATTTAATCCACCACCCCAAGGAGGATTAGGAATTCATAATCAGCAATTTATAGATCCGGGATATGGACAATTTAATCCTATAAAAACACTTCTACCCTCTGATCCCGGTAATCTACCAATGGGTCAACATCCTCTTATGGGTATGCCTCCTGCTGTTACAGACGCTAATATAGGAAATTTTGATACAGTGGCAGACATATTACGTCCTACTAAAATTGAAAATCCGGGAACCGGAAATTTTAATCTTCCGGGACCAATATCTCAAATGCCGGGAATGCCGCCGCTCTTGCAAACGGTGGAACCAGACTACTCTAGTCAATTTGAAAACTTTGGAAAACAATTAGGTGGATTTGGTGAACAATTAACAGGGTATCAAGATGCTCTTGGTGGTTTTAATGAACAAATAGGTGGTATGGGAAAACAGTTTGAAACAATTAGTAATAGACTAGATAGTGTTGATAAAGGTTTAGGTAGTCTTGGTAATCAAATTGCTAGTCTTGAAAATATGCAAAAGGCACAGCCACAACAAGTTATGCAACCACAACGCCCGATGTTTAATCCATTTAGTAGTCCTTTTGGATTTGGTGGTTTAGGTTCATTATTTGGAAGGAGATACTAATGGTAAAACAATATCTACCATATACAACAGGAGATACATTGGATGAAGGATTTTATAATGAAAGCCTTTTGGATCCATTACAATTAGTTGCTAATCAACCAAAATATTTTGGTGTTGCAGATGAAGTAGCACAAATGGGAGACATGGTTCCTATTGCTCATGCAACAAAGACGGCTGATTCTGCTGCAAATCTTATAAGAACAGGATTTGATCCTACTAGAAAAAAACCAATTCCACAATTAGATGATCTTTTTACTCCGGGACTTAGAAATACAGGAGTTTTTGTTGGCGTTGGTGATGATGCATCAGATATTGCTAAAATGTATGGAAAAGGAAGTGCTTTAAGAGGAACAAAATTTGGTTCAACACTAGTTGATCCTTTTGTTGGCATGGCTCCTAAAGACGCTATTCAATTTAGTAGAAATATGTATGGTCATCTTCAAGGAAAAGTTCCAGCAGGAATTGCAAATACAGCTTTTAATCTTGGAGGAGTTCAAAATAGTGGTATAGTTAAAGCAATACCAAAATCAAAGTTAACTAAATTTTTTGCAAGATTTTTACCCGGTGCTAATATTGCTTTAGGAGGAGCTAGCGCTGCAAGTAGATTTGCAAAAGGGCAACCTGTTAGAGCTGGTATGGCAGCAACATCAATGATTCCGGGACCTTTAGGTTATTTGGGACTTGGGGCTGAAACAGTGGCAGATGCTGTTGTATCAGCAGCAGAAAAAAAGAAAATAGCAGAGGCAAAAAAGGAAAAGGCAAAAGTAATTTCAAAAAAAGAAGCTGTAAAAGGAGGAGCAGCGGGTGCTTCAACTACAAGACAAAAACGACAACGAGGCACGCAAAAACAAGAACAACAACGACAACAACGATCAAGAAGTAGAGCAGCACAACGACGTTCTCCACGTCCTTCAAGACCTAATTTAAGAAACAGAGCACAAGGTGGAATTGTGTCAATTAATGATATGATAGGGAGTTTATAATGACAAAAATTGTAGTACCTTTATTACCACAAGCACCGGAACAATATGACAGACAACAAATGTCACAACTTGTACAAACATTAGAACAAATGATTTTAGTATTAAATACTACTTATACACCTGTTACATTAGCAGATGAAGAAGAACAGAAAACATGGTTTTTATCTTAAATGGCTAACGCGTATACAAATTATAAAGCAATACTAACAACAAATGAATTGAGTACTTTGTATACTGTGCCTAGTGAAACAACTGCTATTATTAAATCTCTTCGTGTAACAAACATTGATGAAGAAAATGATTGTAAAGTATCTTCGCATGTTGTTGATTCTAACAGTGTAAGTTACACGTTAGAAACAAATAGAGTTGTTCAAAAAGGAACATCAGAAGAACTGTTTAACAGTTATTCTTTTTCTACGTCTCCATTAATTTTAAAAGAATCGGAGATTTTAAAACTGCAAGCTCAGAACGGTGGAGACTTGCATGCAATACTAAGCGTATTAGAAATATCTAGTACATAACATAAGGAGAAAACTATGCCGGGATATGGTCACAGTAAAAAAGATAAAGATAAGAAACCTAAAATGATGGGTGGCGGAATGATGTACAAAAAAGGTGGTAAAACAAAGAAGAAAATGAAAAAGAAAAAGCTAGCTGCTATGTACGGAGATCCTAAAAAAATAACTAGAGGCGATATTATTACTGCTGCTAAAATGAAAAAGAAAAAGGGGAAAAAATAATGAAAAAAGGATATCATAAAACTAAGGATGGCAGAACTGCTAAAAAAGGACTTTACTACTACATGAACAAAAGAAAAAAAGCTGGAACAAGTAGAAAAGGTAAAGGAACAGTATCAGCTAAAGCTTTAAAAAGATCAGCTAAAACAGCAAAGTCATAATGAAAAAAAAGTTATCAGTATCACAAAAACGTAAAAAGAACTCTAAGAAAAATCCTAAAGATTTAGCAAGAGCTTGTGGTATGATAATGGAAAGTAAACGTAAAAGGACAAAGTATTCATAATGGTTGCTAATATAGATTATAGTGCATATAGTCCTCTTTTAAATCTTAATCTTGGTCAATATGCAGCCAATGTTCCTTTCACAAATGTTGGAATGGTTCCTTTTGAAAAATTTGATTCTGGATCATTGTATACTTATCCAAGAGATCCAAAAATTAGGGATTTATTAAATTATTCAAATACTTATGTTAGACCAGAAGAATTAGGAGATTTTGAAGATGATCCTAATTCTCCAGATTACTATAGAGAAGGCAATACAAATATTTTTAAAAAACCAGAAGGAAATATTTACAACACAGAATTAAATCCTTTTAATCCTTCTAGTCAATTTTTTCCTTATCAGCAAGATGCTTCTGGAATTATGGGAATTAAAGCTTTACAAGAAAGCAATACTCCTATTTATGACATATCAAAAATTGATTCTTCTTTTGATGTTCCTCCGGGATTTAAAAATGTAAATGTTAGCCCGGGTCGTTATGGAGTGCAAGGCACAACATTAAATTATAATCCTTCTACAGAACAATTTGACATACCTAAATCGTTTACACTTGGATTAAATCAACCAATGTTAATGCAAGATAAAGGATCTATGGATAGTACTCTTGGTCATGAAGCAAAACATTTTTTTGAAAACAAATATGGTTTTAATATAGATAATTTAACAGATCAACAAAAACACGATGTAATTTATATGATGCAAGGTATGTTTCATAATAACCCAGTAGATCCAAATAGAATTCCTTTTTCTTTAAATCAAGCAGAAGCAAATGCTTTTATGAAAATGCAAAATATGGGATTAGCTTATCTTAAAAACAAACAATTTCCTACTACAATACGAACTAAAAAAATTATGGAAGCAGAACAAGCTGGTGAAAATATGGATGCTTATAATGCAGAAAATGTAAAGATACATTCTCACGGAGAAAATGTAAATGGAACACATAGTCATGGTAATAGTGGATCTCATACTCATTCTGATCAAGGCGGAGGGGGTAACCAAGGCGGAGGGGGTAACCAAGGCGGAGGACAAGACGCTAGTCAAGGAGGAGGCGGAACAGTTGTAGGATTTGCTTCACCATCAACTAACGTTCAACAAGAAACAAATAGAATAAAAGATATTTTAGACAGAAGAGCAAAAGGATCAAGTCAAGGATTTAATTCTGGTGGGCTTGTATCTATAAATCATTTGACAAGAAAAATATAATGGCTAGAAAAAGAGACATACAACCACCTAAGACAAAGAAGTACTTTAGGTCAACTAAATCTGGTGCTGGTATGACGAAGGCTGGTGTTGCTAAATATCGTAGGGATAATCCCGGTTCTAAACTTAAAACCGCTGTAACA